TTCTTCTGCTGAACACCTTTACCCTTCTCAGTCTTTCTCTTATCTATCTCTTTCTGGTACTTAGATTCTATCCATTTCAACAATCCTTTTACGTGCATAGAAGTGTCACCTATGATCATTCCTTTGCGCACTAAAGTGTTGTTGTATTGTTCCAGTAGTTGTGCGAGATCTTGATTACTCTCCAGTTGTCGTAAAGTAGTCCCAGATATCTTATTAAACAGGACTCCACAAGTACTTAGGTGTTTATTAACTTCCTCAGTTTCCTTCTCATTCATTGTCGCACTAGAGACATCACGCAACATTGCATCCTGTGACCATACGTTTACAGAATTGCGAAATTTCGACACGTCAACACCATATGTCGCTCGCATCGACTCAAATGTATCGCCAGTGTATGTTGTGTGCCACACAATACCGATCTTCGCACGAAGTATTTCTTTAGCTTGTTCTACTGGAACTGCATACGCAATAGTGTTTGGATGAAACACAACATAACTTGTACCGTCAATCTTTTTCTTAGATAAATCTTGTTTTGAAAACAGGAAGTCACCTTGGACAACTCCTTTGATTCCTAATTCTGGAAGATACTTTAATGCATCTTTCATCTTTGAAGCCAAGTCTCCAGACATATCCCTATCAATTTCTTCATCTGTCTTATAAACTTTTGGGTTCTTGGCGAAGATTCCTTTCTTCGCTACAAAGAACTTGCCGTCCGAAGGATCTTGTCCAGCGAACACAGCGGGTGCGCCATCCCATTTTACTGAGAGTTTGGAAGATTTCTTCCCAGCCAACATATCTCGCAAACTCCTTAATGCAAAGATAGCCTGACGTGTGCCATTCACACCCCCATAGAGAACCTTATCCTCTATGTGGGTCATGTGAGTGTTCTTTTGTTCTGTTATAAATTGATTAAATTGCATTTATATACCTAGTATAACTTAGCGAATGGCCCAAAAAGAGAACCCTTTTTCTGTGCTAAATACCCAATATCACTTAACATATCATTAAGTTTATCACCTTTAGCTTTAGAAAAAATAATATTTAAGAGATCTAATTGCATCAACTTACTGTTCGCAACGTCTGAATCAATGGTTTTAAATATTTCTGATACATTGTCGGCAAATTCCTCTCCTGTACGAACCCCTAGATTTATATGTCCAGTCTTTTTTAAAGACTCAAATCTAGAAATGTGAACATCTCTTTCTTTATCAAACTCTTCAGAGTTTCTAGGATAATTTTTCCAACTTCTCCATCTTTGGGGTTCTAATCTATTAGACCTAAAAGCTTGACTAACCATGTCTAAAGGAGCTTTACCCAGTCTAGCACCAGTTGCCGAGATATCTGTAGCCTCAACCTTGAGGTTATTAAATCCTTTACTGTTCTGTCTAATCTGAAACTTTATAGTTTGTTTACTGGAACCAATTTTTAATGTGGAGTCAGTATTAGTAAAAGTTTTCTGATTTGATTTTAGAGAAAATAAACATTGTCCCTCATCGAAAGAAAACGAATATTCGTCACCATCAAACACATCAGAATTATCTAGGTTCACCAATTCCCATCTAGCGTATTTACCAGACATTTTCTTTAGAGAAATACCCACGACAGTTCTATCGTGGAACATGTCTCTGAGAATAAGATTGAATTCTTGTAGACTCGTAGTATTGTCTTTAATCTTAGAATCTAGAGTTCTTTTTACAGAATTTAAATCTTTAACTAACCAGATGTCAGCTGGGTTCCAATTGTCTTTTTTACTTATACCATACAGTTTAGAACATGTTTGTGTAATATAATCCATAAAACCACCATCACGAGAATAGTGACCAAACTTAAATTTACCACCCTTATTGATCTGATCATAGGTAGTTTTTTGTTGTTCGAATAGAGTATTCTCCCAATCCTCATTTAAGTTTGGATATATTTCGACCAGTTTATCACGATGTTCACTGAAAAATTTTGTTCTGTCTGTATACTTTCCGTTCTCCAAAGCCATTTCTATAGAATAAAGAGAGGCAAGTTCTTGCATAGCTGTTGTTTTAGCGTCTGGTTTTCCTGTACCACCCATACCACTATACGGAGATTTGTCAATTTTAGTCCAAGTATTGCCATTAAATATTGGTATAAATTTTCCAGATTTTAAAGTGGTTCCTCTCATTGAGAGATTAACATTTGATATGTTATTATCATTTACACCTTTAATAAATTTCTTTATTTCTTTTGTTATCTCAATCTTTTCTTTGGATCCATTTATAAACTTTATTTTGTTTCCTTTTTCGATATCGGAAGCTACCATCTTAAGGTATGGTTTATTAAATTCAGCTTCCTTTCCTCCAAGCGCAGCCATAATTTTATCCTCTAACCTAATTGAAGAATGATTATATCACTATTTATAACAAAACGCAAGTAGATTCTTGTTCCTTATTATATTTTGCGATAGTTTCTCTGAGGGGACGAACCCAATTGTCACGATGTTCGACAAATATTTGTGGTTCATTAGCACCATCAACAGATATGATAGTGACTAACTGAGTGATAGGAAGACCAGTTCTTTCTTCAAACATAATAGCATAAGCAGCTTCTTGCATGAAGTAATTGTTAATCCAGGCTTTACGTTTCGGTTTCATTGCAGTTTTAAAATCAATGATAGATAGTTTGCCGTTGTATTCTGCGATACAGTCAACACGACCAGCAACACCAAGATGGTTGCTGTAGAGGGGTGCTTCTTGCGCATAGACCTTACCAATGTTATCATCTAGAATAGACTTAACATCATTTAGGGATGCTACGATATCGGGAGTGTAACCATCCCTGTAGTCAGGATCATTATTAATATACTTCTCAATGATTTCGTGAACAGAAGTTCCACGAGTAGATGCGCGATAGGATATTCGGTTAGCTTCTTTTTCTCCAACCCTAGCACGCCACTTCGCTATGGATTCTCTACTTAGAATAGATAGGACTGTAGTTATAGAAGGTAAGTTCACACCTTCAGGTGTTTCGTACTGACGACCTTTATCGGTAGTTACCGCAGTCATCTCTTTCAATTCAATATCAACATGATTGAACATTACAAGTTCTCACTTTAATCATTAATGTAGGGGAATTATAACACACTTTTCATTCATTGTCAAGCATTTTTTAATTTTCTTAGTCTTCTTTTTTCTAGTTTCTCGTGCATTGCAAGACACTCGGCACGGAACTCTTTCTCTTCTCGAAGTTTCTCCATACGTTTTCGAGACTCCATCCACGCATCAAATGTGAGGGGAGTTCTAGATTTTCCTACAGACAACTTTCTTTGCTTGAATTGAGACTTAAGAATATCTCTTTCTTTAGTTCCCATAAAGGTACCAACTAATTTCAGGAGAGTTCTTCGAAAAGATCTGCCATGATGCATATGACCTAGACAGTGTGTAAGTTCATGAATGAGAGTGTATCTATTGAATCCGCCATCAGAGTTTAGTACTACAGTGAATCCATCAGTTTTACCACTGAATCGACTACTCTTTCTTTGCATTTCAACTATCTTAGGTTGACTCCTAACCAATGACAACACATCTTCTTCAACACTTTCCATCCAAAGATTTCTCCAAGTCTTAGACTTGTATATTCGCTTTGCGTATTTTTTAGCTTCCTCAATAGTATCGAACTCAATGTCTTCGATCTTTCTCTGAAAGTCCCACTCAGCACTATAGGTCCTAGTTCTTTCGGTATCTCTACCACGACTGCCTTTATTTTGTTTGTTGATATGGTTTCCTAAGTACTGGTTGTACTTATATTCGTCAGAGTCATAGACAGGGTAGTCAAAGTAATTATACATTACTGACCCCCAACAAAAGCGTATCGAGGATTTTCACAGAACATTCCAACTTCATCAAAACCTAGAAGACAGAAACCATCTAAAGGATCGGTACCAGCTTCGTACTCTACTAGTTCATAACCAGAACGAAATTCTCTAACATCTTTTATATCTACTTTAATCACTTTCATAATATATTCTCTCTCAGTTCTCATAATCAATACAAGTATTATACTTTATTGGGCAAGTATTGTCAAGTATTATTTTGAAAATAAGTTAAATAATTTAGTGTTCGAACTCAAATCCTTCAAAGAAGTCTACGAATTCTCGGTAGTCTTCGAATTTAAAGAAGAAAAATTTGTGAGAGTCATCAGGGTTAGAATGTCTTTGTCGATGATAATTTTTAGGTTCGAAATTATTTTTGCAGAAGTAGGTAGCTGTCCAATAGGCCATAGTGGAGTATGTATAGGGGGTCTCACTCATCCAAGATTGCTTGAAGTCTGATATCTCTTGCGGTGTCACTAGTCAATTTCCTCTACGGTTACTCTGTACATCTTTCCATTAACATCTACAACATCTACCCATTTTAATGTAGATACCATATAACCTTCTTCTGGTTCAAGATCCATCTTAACCAACCCAACAGATTCGACAATACCTTCACCAATCCTATCTTTTTCTAAAGCTGGTTTGAGTATAGTATGAGCGATGTAATCACAGTAGGCCATATTCATAATCATCTCACCCATATGTGTGTGTATTTAGAAGGCATGTTCTCACAAGTGTAGTTATCTCCTTCAACATAATTCATAACATCAACGCATTTTCCGGTGGCATTACTTACATAAACTTCTGGCGTGTTAAGTGCGTTCATAATAATCGATAAGAATGTCAGTACAAAAATAACCAATACAATACCACCCAAAATATCTTTCAAAGTTTGTTTACTCATCTTCTTCTCCGATATAGTTTCCATAATAATCGTAGTTGGGGTCTTCCCTCATTTTTTTCATCGATTCAATTTCGTATTGTCCGGTGGCACACATAAAAAAGTGCAGAATCTTATTCAATAAACTCATCATCTTCCTCCAAAACCTCAAGTAACATTTCCAAACGATTTCTTTCTTTGATAATTCTTTCCGACATATAGTCCGGTAAGTGGTCAAAGTCTCCATCTTGCATAAGGAGAATAAATCCTTCTAACTCCTCAGACAGTTCTTTGTGCGCTATAGCTAGTGGGGTCATAATATCTCCTTATTATCAATACAAGTATTATAACAGATTAAACAAACATTGTCAACAGTCTTACCAACATTTTTCGTAGAGAATATCTTCAAGATCGTATGCTTCGACTTCCCAAGGTTCCTCTCCATTAGTATCCATCCCCTTCCAAGTATCGCCCTGATCGTTTATTTCTCCTCGCAACCATTGCTTTGCGTGAACCATCTCATGAGCTAAGGTTTTCATCATAGATTCCACACCCAAAGGGTTTCCTCGACTGGTTCTTGCAATATCAATTTCAACTTCTTCTCTATCGCCCAGACAATATCCTTGGGCATCGGAATCCAATTCATTTTTAAATGTAACAGTAATAGATTTTGTACGGAGTCGGTGAATACCTAACTCTTTAGATAACGCATGGATGTAAGATTCCACACGTTTTTTGTTTTTAATACGACCTGAAATATATAACAAATTCATATGAACATCTCTCAGTAGTAAGTAGACATTGTACCACATACTGAGAGGAATGTCAAGTCTTTTTTTTATTTATCTTCAGACTTTAATAATGTCCAAAGACCGTAACCAAGGCCTACCCAAGCGATAAGTTTAGCAATACCACCAAATAAAATAACCGAACCACAGATACCCACCAAAGTGATTCCGTCCCAAGATGTTCTTTCACCCATTAACTTTTTTAAGTATGACATTTATTTATCCTCTTCTATCCAATTATCCAGATGTTCAATATAAGCACCAATATTATGATCACTAAAATTATCTATGCGGCCGACTTTGATGCCCATCCACATCCCTCTTAATTTATCTTTGACTCTTTGCCAAGTAGTTAAATCACGGACCTTACCATAAGCGTTAATGTAACAAGAATCTCCGTGATGGGTATAACCCATTAATACTAAAGGAACTGTAGTAACGATATCGTTGTTATTTCTCCATCGATAATGTTTTACTGGGAGACTTTGACAGTATTTTCTCCAACCAACTCTAGGGGAACCGTAAGTGTAAAGTTCCTCAACATTAGGCATATCCTCGTCCAGAGTACACCTTGCAGCTATGATAGTTGCCATTGCGGCACCTAGACTATGACCAGTCACCCATAAAGTTCTTTTTGCGAAAACTTTAGGTACTAGATCTTCTTTTATCATAGGCCAGAGTTCATCTACCTCTCCTTTAAATCCTCGATGAACCCTACTTATAGTTTCGGAAATAACAGGTATCGCTTTGAGGTCAGCACTAATATCATTAAACTCGGTAGGTTGCGTTCCTCTACAAGCAATAACTAAATCTTTTTTATTCTGAAAACGATATGCCTGAGCACCATCCTTATCATAAAATTCTACTTGAGTAAAACCAAGTTTCTTAGATTCCTTTTTAGCTTCCTTCAAAGGTAGGTAAGCGATAGCACTAAGCTTTGCGAACAAGGAACTTCTCTCGCGGACATTGGTCAATAATATACTCATAGTTCTTTCTCCAATTCTATAATTCTATCTTCTAGTTGATCTATTTTTCTGGCAATGTTGGGGTTTACTTTCTTCCAAGCATTGGGATCTTGGGTTAACCAAGTCCATTCATACTTCTCAACTAAACTATCTATTAAAGTGTCCCACTTACCGAATGTCCACATAGCGATTTTAGTATCCCTCATGTATGCGATAAACAATGCACCTAGAATACTTCCACCTATAGCGGTGTAGACCCACAGAGTGTCACCAAACATACGTTCAATATTTTCCCACATAACTACAATCCTTTATGAAATTTAAGCAACTTCTTAAGTCGGTTAAGTTTTTTGGTATACCTAGGACCTTTATTAGATAAGAGTCTTATCTCTTTTTCTAGTTTTATTCCGTAAGTATCAAGTTTATCACCATCAACAAAAACCTTCCGGTTTTCTTTAATGTCAATACTCCATTCTTTCATAATATATATTCCTTAATTATCTAGTCTTATTTTTCTTCTCTTGTGATACCCATTTCTTAGCAAGTCTAGATGATGGAGGTTTCTTTGACCATTGTCCCACACCTTTATATGCTGCCATAGTTTCTTTCTTAAAATCTTTTCCATCACTGTTATCAACTATGTATGTGTTCGATTTTCCAAACATCTGTTGAAACTTTCCAATATTATCTTGTACAGCCTGCCACATAGGAGACAACATTTTTTTACCGATAGATCTTTTACGTTGTGCATCACGATCTACAGCTGTATCAAGGTTAGTGTTGACAATAATAATGGCAGTTTCATAACCCATTTTTTCAAGTTCTTTTTTCTGCTTCAACATCTTATCAGCATCTTTACCTGTACCATCGATAACAATACCAAGACGACCCTTAAGGTACATCTCTTTCTTAGTTGATGTAAGTTCTGTTGCCTTACCTCTGAGTTCTTGACCTTTAACAGAGAATATATTATCTGGACTCATTTCCATTCCAGCTTTCTTCATTGCATTCTCAAACGCATCATCAGAATTTATTACTCTAAAACCAAAAGAAGTCAGAGCAGTTTTTCCAGCAATAAAAGATTTTCCTGAACCCGGCCCTCCAGCAAGGAACACCGCTTTAAATATAGCAGGATCATTTACACCTTCTTCGAGATGTTCCAGTTCCTCACAGAATTGTTTAAACTTTTTCACGATTTATCCTTTTGACCACAAATGAAGTGCGATATCTATTAATTCGGCCTTTTTAGTAGGAAGTCTTCCAGATTTTCCTTTAGATTGTATGTATTTTTTAATTTCGGGAACAGTCATTTTTGCGAAAACTGATCTTTGTTTTTCTTTATCTTGTCTAGAAGGTCCATTAAGAACCGTTCGAATATTTTTGTCTCTTCCTTTGAAAAATAAAACTAAACCTATAACTACTACAAAAAGTACTAAAGCTACTATCTCATTACTCATTTTTCTTCCCCTATATTCCTGTGTGGCAGTTTGCTTATTATAACACAGAAATCTGTGTTTGTCAAATACTATTTATAATATATTATCTACCAATATCAAATCAAATGTAGCACTACAAGAAGTTGCTTGAGCAGCCTCAACATCAATGCGGATATCTGTTTTTTCGAGAAATTGTAGGGGTACAGGATATTCCATACGGATATTCTGTCCGCCCGCTGAATTAAATTGCCCTTTGATTCTGGGTACACCTCCGTTAAAATCTTCTCTGACAATCAAACTGTAAATCATTGCAGAGTTAGTAGATGCCTTATCAGAACCCAGAGTTAACTCTAATAGGTATGCAGTCTTACCAGCAGGGACAGTATAAACTGCCATAAGGGTTTGACCATTGCCCGCAAGAATTATCGCCATATTTACTGGGATACCCGCCATATTAATAGTAACGTCAGATAAGTTAATAGTGTCTAACATATATGCGCGAAAGACGCGTCCAAAAGAAAGAGTAGCGGTATCACCGATTGCAACTTCCTCTGTCTGTTCGTTGAAGTCTAAATCTAGACCTTCGATAACCACAATGTCTCCAATATTATTAAGAGAATTGACCTCTGGAGTTCCTGTTATTGGGCCTGGGTAGGTATCATTATTATCATTACCGTCCCAGATTACTCCGGAAGTAACATCACCATCGGTAGCACCGAATTTATGGACATGTTTATATCCAGTAATTTGTCCCGCTGCAAGCGGAATGTTACTTGCTGCTCCAGAAGTATTCAGTATATTACCGTCTTTATCAGCAATCATGACTACTTCATGAAGATTGTTATTACTGGGATTAAAATGTTCTCCCCTTTTTACTGACCATTGAGCCATAAAAATCTCTCCATATATATTTTATTATTGTTGAAGTTTAATACTATTTATATAAGTTTGGGTTTATAAATGGTTATTAGTTCTTCCTTACCCTTAACCTTTATGTTTCCTATTTCTTGACACCTAAAACTGTCACTTAGTTGTTCCTGTGTATAACTAGATATAATAGTCTTATGTTCTAAGTAATCTCCTCGTGCTGCCGTAGCTTCTAGTCTAGCTGCCAAGTTGACTGCATCTCCAATAACCGAATAGTCAAATCTGGATTCACTACCCATGTTACCAACAATACAATCGCCGGTGTTAATCCCAGTACCAACATTAATGTCAGGAAGACCACGGGCTTTATATATTTCTTTAAGTTCATTTGTTTTTTCTTCTATCTCAATAGCTGATTTAACTGCCATTTCAGCATGGTTTTCACAGGATAATGGCGCATTCCAAAATGCCATTATGCAGTCTCCCATATACTTGTCAATAGTTCCTCCATTAGATAATATAATTTTTGTCATAGCGTCTAAGAATTCATTTACCAACTCTACTAATCCTTCAGGGTCGTCTTTGTTCTTGTAGTGTTCACTGATAGGAGTAAATCCACATATGTCCATAAAAAGAAAGGACATCTCTTTCTTCTCTCCTCCAAGTTTTAGGAGTGACGGATCCTTCTGAAGCATGTAGACCATGTCTGGAGATAGATAAGTTCCAAATTGTTTCTTTATCTGCTCTTTGAGTTGGAAAGTAACATAGAATCTATTAAAAGAAGAGTGCGCAAAAACTACAAAAGATGACATCACCGGATACAATACGTCCAGTAGTATAAGAGATTCCATCCAATAGTAATGACCCACAACAAACCAACTAGACATTATTCCTAATGAACCGAGGGCGGAAAACCATGTCGGTGTTTTGTAGACTATGAGAAGGATAAGAAATGAAGACATAATGATGACTAGTATTTCTAACTGATCTGCATACCAAGGCCTTTGTATTTGAATACCGTTCACTACAGTAGATATTAAGTGTGCTTGGATATCATGAGGCAGCATAGCACCAGTAGGAGTCGCGACAGGATTGACTAATCCTCCGGCGCTCAAACCCAGTATGATTATTTTTTCATCTGGTAGAGGGTCTCCAAAGGATACTCTTTCGTAGGTGTTCCAGTAGGCTATTTGTACATTTGAGTTTGGTGTGGTGTACATAAGAGGAAGTGAACCCATTCTCACCCACTCCACTCCAGCTTCTTTTATTTTTATTGCGAGGTTGGGTTGGAACTCCCAGACACGAAGTATCTCCAAAGCAACGGAAGGATAGAGGTGATCATTAGATAATACTGCTAAAGGAGACTCCCTCACAATACCATCTACAGAAGGGGCGACAGTAACAGTTCCGACTCCGGCGGAGTCCTTTCCCATTATAGGATTTCTTATTCCGTTGTAGGAATACAACCAGTCAGAAGGATTTCCATTACCGAGTTTGCCGAACCCCCTAGGAGGTGCCTTATTACTCTCTAACTGATTTGTTGTTAATGAAGATAGAATGACATCCCTATTAGACATAGAAGATATAAATTTTTCATCCCCACCAAACCTATCCCTTTCAGTAAAACCCATATTGAAAACATAGGCACTATTCTCTGGAGAAGACATCAACCAGTCTGCATATATGTCTCGACTAAACGGAAACTGACCATACCTATCTAAAGCCTTCTCGTCGATATCGACAATGACTATGTTATCCGATCGTATAGGTTCTTGATATGACTGAAGAGAATCAAAATAATTTAGTCGGAATTGTTCGACTAGTTTGGGGTCAATTACTCTTACTGTACACAATAGAAGTATTGTTATGAGAACAACTTTCCAATTATACATTCTACTACCAGTCCTTTATAATATTAACCATAATCAATATGCCACAAAGAATATTTATTCCCACTATAAAAGTTCTTATTATCGCTATAGCATTCTCAGAATCTGGGTTATAACCATCTTCTTCATCAAATGCTCCTAGTGAATGTTTCCATATCTGCCAATACTTTTTCATTGTTGTGTTACCGTAATTGTGCAACCACCCAAAGTCACACAGTTCTGTGTTAGGGTGTAGTTCATAACACCACTACCTTGTTGTGTAAGATTTAACATGGTTGGGTCTGAACCATCTAAGGTAACATTAGCTGTGTGAGTTCCGTACAATTGGTTAACTGTAACATCATTAGAATCATTATCTATATTAAGTGTTAGATTTTTTTCTCCACTTCCAGCTTGTGTGTAAAAGACATCATTACTATCAGAATCGACATCTATAGATAAGTTGTGATCGGGGTTAGCTGTACCAGATTTCTGGCCACCCTTGATAGTATTACTACCACCCAGAATATCGACATAAAGTGTATGGCCAGCATCCTCATGAGTATCTCTATCACAGGATGTGTCTGACATTCCCCCAGCAAATTTACATCCCTGACCGACGTTTACGGTGTTATTATTTCCGTTAACATCAATGTACATCTTATTTACATCAGAGCTGATCGTGTTATTCCATTGTTGCGTGGTAATAGAATTTCCGTCTCCAGATATTCCCGACCCAGACTTCAACAACTCATTTCTATTTCCTTCCTGAAGGACATCCATAGTTAGTTGGTATCCACTCATCACAGTATCGACTTTGTTGTTGTCACCAAATTGTCTTATTTTTAAGTTAAGATTATCGCCGGACTGATTGATATATATCTCATTATCAGCGCACAATTCGATACTAAACATTATAATTATAAAGAATATTTTTTTCATATTAATTAACCTGAGTGATGTTTATAATAACACTCTGTCCGTCACCCAAAACTATTTCAGATTCTTTCTGATTAGATATAGTTCTTATGGTTGCGTTCTGAGACATTAACAATGTAAGGCTTATTATACCGTCAATGTTTCTATAAAATTTTACAGTTCCTAGACCAGTGTCGAGTATAGTGTTATACTGAGTGTCGACATTAAACCCTAATGTAGTTCCGGTAAGATCTATTCCCGTATTTAGTTTATCTTTATCTAGTCCTGTCATTTTATCTAGATCATCAATAATATCCAAGACATCCTGAAGAAAATCTACATCCAGATAATCAATATCTAGTTCAGTAAATTCCAGATCATCATACTCCAAGTAATCATTTTCAAGTTCATTAAACTCTAGGAAATCTACATCCAATATATTATCCGAAGAATTTTCAGAAGACAACCCCTCTTCTCTTTTTACATCTTCAATTTCTTTCGGTTCTACTATGATGAATATATTGCTAATCATAGAAGTATTGATTCCCGACAAGACGACTGGTTTTGTCGGAGCAGTATCATAGGAGGACACCACAGAAGCTTGATAAGGTTCTTCTAATAAAGTTGTTCCACCATTATTGCTTATCATTATCTTTCCGGAAGACTTGCCAGTCTTTTCGTCAGGCAATAATATTATAAGAGATCTTCCGATCTCATCGATAGTGGTGGTGAAGTCTGTCCCAAGAACTGCGATCTGTGCGGTGGGAGTAGTGAGGTTTATATTAGATTTTTTTATTCTTTTACCGCGTCCAGAAGTAAATCTTGCGGTACCTTGGGCCATGCGGATAGCCATCCTAGACTTGGATGGATCAGGATCGTAGTATGCCTCATCAATATATATTTTTGTATGTTCTATCAGTGAAAGTTCTTCCTCATCCTTAAACTGAATGAGCATTCTTCCATTACCAGTTACCGCAGTATCCAGCAATTTTATTTCTGGGACATTTTTTTCAGAAACAGAGAGTTCCTCACCACCCTTTCGAACTAGTGAGGCAACTCCATTTCTTTCTACTATATCACCAATGGGATCGGTAGATCCCAGAGATATATTAGTTAGCGTCAGACTGAATAATATTAATATCTGAATGAGTGGTAGCAAACGTCGCATCGAGTATTGCATTGTTAGTAACTCCAGTTGTGGAACCAGTATTCTGACCCACGAAAACAAAGTTATAATCACCAGTCACACCAACTGTTTGTCTGTTATCCGAACCGTCTTCCATACTTGTCTGAATCCAGTTATTAGATCCAGTAACATCCCAGTTCCAAGTGGCATTGTCCGAATTGAAGAAAACATTCAATGTGTTATCCGAACCAGTAACATCTAGATCCATATCTAAAGTATCAGCTGTACCTTCAGTAGGATCCCAAGTTCCCCAGTATGCAGTTTGACCACTATTAGTCCTAGACCAAGTGCTTCCACTAACTGTCCAAAATTGTTCTGCGTTGGACTGATTCCAGAGGGGAGTGGATATGTTATAAACATCATCCGCATTACCAGCTCTTAGAATAACTGTGTTAGTATTACCCGTTATAGCAGAATCTATAGTTAGTGTATCTGCATCATTAGCAACACCTATCTTCTGATTCCATATGTTGTAGTTACCTACAGTGAAATTGTTGATAGTCGAACCAGTAGTTACGATAGTACCAAACATTTTGTTGTAGTCACCATCTTGTTTTAAATCTAAGTACGAGTTAGAAATTGTCATGGTCATATCAATAGATGTACCAGTAAAATCATCTCCACCGTATTTATTACCAGCACCGATTTGTTGTATAGTCAACTCAACGTTATCACCACTCTGTGCAATAAAAATCTCATTGTCGTTAGCATCACTAGCATAGGTATTAGTCGCAGCAAGACCGAGGACCAAGTATAGTGATTTTTTATTCATCTTCATTTGTTTCTCCTATTACCCAATAGCCCCTGTCGTGCCCTTGGTAAATTAATTCTAATACAGCTTCTTCTACGGCAGCACGTGTTGCATATGTGACACTTTCGTTGAAACCATTTCCATCTTCGAATTCTATAAGTTTGGTATCCATATCAACAAACCTAAAGACATCATAACCACCACCAGCAGACAATATAGATTTCCTTGTCTGTACATTAAGTAATATTTCACCAGTGAGAGTCGATGTTGCCCTAAGACTTATGACAATCGAATCCCTCCTATATTGAGAACTTTTACCTATTCCTAGGTACCTAGCTCCCCTACCACCACTTTCAATGTTAGTATCATAACCTATGATACCTCCATCAATGATAATACCTGCGAATAGAAGAGGATCGAGTTTATTATCTTTACTTTTCTTCTCCCACTCCTCTCTCGCAGATCTTATAATCTGTCTCTCTCTAACAAGGTTGTCTAACCCTACTCTATCAACTACCCGAAACCAAGAACCCCCGCCCGCAGTTTTTAATGCGTCTATTACAAACGCCTCTGCTCCTTGGGTTACCGCAGTAGAAAAATCCGCAATATTATCTCGACTTTTTCTTTGACCTGTCAAGTCTTTAAAACTGTAAACCGCAACTATAGGTCTAACCTTAGCTGCCGGAAGATTCGCAAGTTTCTCCGAGGCCGGTAAAGTCACAACCTCAGCACTTTCTCTACACTCATAAACATATTGATTCAAAAGACCTTCTCGATCTTCACAATCTATTATGGATGGTCTAGGTATTCCAGCGCAACCCGATAGAATAATAAGAGATAATAAAATTAGTCTCATTAAAATCCACCAGCACCGATAGGAACATCCAAAGTAGTAACAGTTCCATCTTCACTGACTACCGTGATTCTTATCACGTCAGTACCATCAGCTCCACCACCGTATATAGTTTCATAGGTGATAGAGTTTCCTTCAATCTCAAAAAAACCAGACTCCGAGGAATCTGTATTACCAAACATATTGTCTACCAATTGTTTGGCAATCTGTGCGTATATTCTACTTTCTAAATTACGCAAGAACTTTGCTTGCGTAGTATTGTTTGCATCTCTTTCAGCTTGTGCGATTGCCGATTCTATATCATCCTTTATTTCTTCCCTACGAGATCTTTCTTGATTCTCGATAGTAAGATAATGTGAAGAAGTTCCTATACCACTAAAAGAAGGAGATTTAAACTTATGAGTAATTTGATCTGAGTAAGAGTAAGTTGCATATAGTAATAAACTAATCAGTGTTCCGGTTATTTTTTTCATTCTCTTTCTCCTGAATTATCATGTCCAATTTAGTTTTCATACGAATCAAATCATTATCCAACATTCTAACCCTGTCAATAAGTGCTATCAATGTCATATGAGATTCTGAAACTACAGGGTCAACTTCTGTCGTAACCCACTTCCAGATATAAAATATAAAGTAACCCAATCCAAATGCTGCAATAATGGGAAACCCATATTTACTTATAGCATCAGCAATAGTCAATTCTTCCATCAATCCTTTCTCGCATCCTTTTGTCCGTCAGCTCGCGCAATTCTATCTACATCCGGAGTAACTCCAAATGCTTGACACATAAGAACATCGACACGAACAAGTTCATTGTTCATAGTTTTGACACGATTGTCTAAGGATTTTGCAAACCCACGTTGGGTTTTTATGTCACTAAGAACACCATCAAGAATAAATCGTAAAGTTAGGAATACAAAGAAACCCCCAGCGAGAGCGGAGGCAATAGGAAAACCTACATCAGTTACCATTGTAAGAAAGTTCATTCTAGTAGTATCGTATATGTCAAATAAATTATACTACTATTTATAACAGAATAGATCTCTAAATTAAATAAAAGAGCAGTTTTCCACATACTCAGGTGGTTTAGATCCCAAGGTAGCATCAAGGGATATAAACCTATTTATACTGAGAAGTGTAAAATTTATACTATTTCCTTTTTCAATCTTTCAATGTAGATGGTAGCGTCCATCAGTTCTTCCTGTAGGTGCGTTAACCAACCCATCAAATCTATATCTGTTCTGGTGGTATCCGTTCCATATTTATCAAATCCCGCTTTAGCTCTAGACCTATAAGAATCCATAACAGATTCCACATTAGGGTCTACCATATCATCTAATATCTTGTGTGCGTTCAACATAGTTAAACTCATAACACTTTCCTCCAATCATCATCGACATCATCATTAATAATCACACTAGTATCCTGATCTAACCCCACGGTATTGAGATTAACATAATCTTCTATCATCTCTCTGACAACATCACTCATAGATACTTCTTTCTTGTCACAAACTTTTCTGAACCTTTCCTTTAATTCAGGGGCTATTCTAAATTGTGTCATTGGTGTTTTCATTGTACTCTTAACCTATCCTGTGACTGATGTCCATTATGAGTTTTTGGAATATAATTTCTGTCTACGTATTCCCAAGCAATACTATATCTATACGAAGACTCGCTGGTATTACGATAACAACCATGAACTAAATTGACATCAAAAAATACCGCAAAGGGTTGTTCCATTTCTATATCGATTATCGAGGGGTGAGATTCGTTTACACTCATCCATCTAAAAAAACCATGAGACTCTTTCTCATGATCATGTATTTTCTTATGAGACTCAGGAATTATTCTTAGACATCCATTTTCCTTAGTCGCACCATTAACAAAAAAATCACAACTCACCAGTTTAGAAGAGTCTGCTTTAATATAATAGTTATCTTGGTGCCAATCTACAGAGAAACCTTCCTTCGGAACCATAGGAAAAAATTTAGATATGTAAGTATCAATATCATTATTTCCTAGAATTTTTGTAGCAATGGATTTTAATGTGGGGTTGGACGCTACACTCCTAAAGGTATTATTAGCCTTGAAAACACCGTCTAACTTACATGGATTATTTGGTGAGTTCATTACCCATCCATCTCTATTACTCTCTAGAGATTTCGCTAACGCTGTTTGCGTGTGACATTCTTGATTTATATTAAAGTGTTCTTCTTCAGACATGAAGTCTGTAACTATAACATAACCCAATTCGTTAAACTTTTCTATGTCATAATTCATTCGGTTTCAATATCTTCTATCAACAAATCTCTAAGGTATCTAGCCTGTTCGTCCTTTACTGTATTTTGTTTGCCACCATCATTAACAAACTTATATGCTAGAGTAAGACGTTCACCACCAGCATAAGCAGAGTGCCAACAATGATCTTCGACTTCATGTTCCGCACCAAAATAGTAATGTCGTGCTTGCCAGCCCGGCACGTCCTGTTCCGTCACAATTTTTCCGTCCTTGTCTCGGTACCGGAAAAAACCATTTCCATCCTTTGACCAAGTGAATAAAACTTGATACGCATTTGCATCATAGTTAGTATGCCATCCCACAAAACCGCCTGGCGGATAGTATGATAATAATGCTGAGGTGTGAGCTCCTAAGTCTGCGGCAAAGTCATACTTCACTTTCTGCATATAATCTGTCCACTGGTCAGGGTACTCTCTAACCAACTTCGCAATAGGAATAGCGAAATATCTATCAGGAGGACCGACCAGTGTGGGGAATCTACTTAGACAATCTTGAAGATACTCTTCTGAACAATAGTACTCTCCCCTTTCCATATCAGACTTTTCGTGGTAAGTGAAACATTTGGGATCTTTGTATGTAGAATTACTGAACATATCTTCAACAAATCCATCTAAAGTAGAAAGAAGTTCCTTGTTTCGGATAGTTATTTCAGCCATTAGATTATGATCCCACTTGTTGCTGTTATGTATGCCTTCTCTATATCTTCATTTACCGGAGTGACAAAGACTATTCCGGCTGTATAGAAAGAAACTTCTTCCGGATTTTCCTTACCAGTGACACACACTCCCATAGCGAATCCCATACCTTGGTCACCATTAACAACCATTCTAGGATTTTCCAATACAAGTTTCGTAGAAGACTCCTCTTTAATTCTTCCTACATACTCGCCAGCCATATTTACTACTGATACTACTTCACCCTTTTTCATTCGAATCTTTCCTTTCATCTATAAATAATTTTAATGTTTGTCCCTCATCTTGAAGGGATAGTATAAAATCCTTAACTTTTAAATTAGTATAGGACCTTCCGGATCCATCAATAACTTCAATCCTATTGACAGATTTAAATCTAGAGTCGCATTCCATTTTATTGTAAATCCACCAATATATGAGAATGTCTAACAAGAAAAAACCATATACCCACGAAGACACTTGCCCAAAATAAAGCAATAAAGTAGGACCCAAGAGATTCTGATATCCTATAAAGAGTATTAAATAATACCCACATGATAAGTAACATGCAAGCTAGGAACCCATATATGGGAGAATGTGTTGTGGCAAACAGAATAGAAAATAAAGACAACCAACATAAACTGGAATAAAAAATTAAATTCTTCCTGTTATATTTACGATTTTGATTAAGAAAATCTACCCATAACCAAATCACTCCAGTACTAGAAAATATTTTCCATAACAACCTTTTTATCTTCATCTTTTTTTATACCTATCGTCACACTCTAAATGACCATCACTTAGATGTGTCATAAGAATAAGAAGTTGAGTAGCGGCATGTGCTAAATGATTTCTACCAGACTCAGGATCTAAGTCCTCACCCGACCAAAAAGATGTTAGATGTCTTTGGATAGACGCGTAGGTTCGGGACCACTCGGTGTTACCACCATCATGTCTCCAATCATCTCTAGCATACTTTTCCGCACCGAATGTCATTACATGGGCAATTTCCACTAAGGCCTCCGGTGGTATCAAACTCAAATCGGGTTTACCGTTATCATACTTCATAATTTATCCTATAATATATATATTTTTATTATCCTTCTTTGTCTAAATCCCACCTTACTATATTCTTTCCCCTTAAATAACTAAATAAGGTTTTCTTATTTTTCCACTTGGTTAACCACGGAGCATTATTTCTTTCAGCATCGAGGAAAACCGCATTAGTAATAACTGTAGGAATAAGTATCGCAAGGTGAACTCCAATACTAACAGGAATACTATAACCAAGCCATCCAAAATAGTAGATAGCAATCAACCCGAAAAAACCACTCCACATGGTGAATAGAGCTAACATAAGATAAGACTGAAGTACAGGATCGGGAATATATCTCAAAGGGTTGAATCGGAGGTCCATAACAGACCTCCAAGAATTTACTACAAAATCTAAAAATTTCATTATGCTGCCTCCGCGAAATCAATTGCTTGAGATAGTGCGACTTGTTTACGGTTTTGATTAGAACCAAACCACGCAGAAGTCATTCGAGTATCCGCACTACGACCCATCTCGTGATCAGTCAAGTAAGTTACACTGTTAAGTGCTTGCCACCAAGAACCTCTGCCAAACTCTGCGCCAGGTTGAGTCTGAAGAACATCAAAGGCCTTCTGACCGTTAGTAGTCAAGTCTTTGTATTCGTTGACAGTAACTTGATTTTTTCCCTGATAAGTTCTAGGAAAAACTTCGTTGTAGTATTTGATCAAAGATTCTGGAGTAAATCTTTTACTCGCAAGGAACTTCGCAACTTCTTTGTATTCCTCAAATCTACGATGTGCGATACCCATAGTCACTTTGACATGGTCAGCATCAAACGCACGACGATGGTTAATCTTCGCGCCATTTATAGCACGACCCTTTAGAGCCATCGCAAGACTATTCATACATGTTACACGAACCGGAGTGAATCGGATATCAATTGATTTTCCGTACTCGTGAGGGTTAGAGAATAGAAGGTAAGAGTCAACTTGGTCACCACCAAGGATGTCGAAAGACTCTTTGATGCGAGCCATTGCATAAACCATCTTACCACCTTTCAGAGAACCAGCGGTAGACATTTCCATACCACCCTCTAAACAGTACTCATTGAAAAATTCAAAAGCAGTTTCGTTTTGACAAGGTTCCCAATTACCGCCCACTTGGGTTAGGACCTTATTGTCGGAAGATCGAACGAGAGCTTCTTTACCAGTAGGTATAAGGTCTACACCGTCCTTTGCGGCAAAAGTAGGACATTTTTCTACGGTCCAATTAGTTCCGGACTTCTCCATCATTTGTTGTGGAGACAAGTCATTAGAGACTTGAGTTCCAATACCCCAAGGACACTTACCCACAGTCGCAGAGGTTTCTATTTGTAGTACATCGTTCATGCTCATAATATAATCCTATATGCTTTCTCAGTTTTAATACAAGTATTATAACACAGAGGAATAGTTTTGTCAACACTTATTTTAAAAATAATTTAACGAATTATATCAATATCTTCAGCATTAACATTCCAAGTCTCAACTTGGTGACGTAGTCTGTTATCCGACCTAAGATTCTCGTATCGTTTGGAAGCTTTCTTTCTCCACCATTCGATGACATTCTCAAGTTCGAATCTATCAAAGTTCTCTTTCTTTATTAATGTATCAGTTTCACCATTAAGATATTGCGGAACATTATCATAACCGTAAGTAGAATAGAAAGAACGTTTCCTTTCTGTTAATCCTTTAGCATCTAGGAAGGTCTGACAGAACTTCGCATAGGCATCTTCATCACATGACTTGAGAGAGGATTTGATAATAGATACCATTTTACTTTGGGTTTTCAACTTTCGAGAACTGGCGTCAGCTGGAACCAAATAGTCACCGTCATTGCGTTCCTTGAACCAATCGTTTAGTCTTCGGAAGTTATCATCATTTATGAGCGGAGCGAAGTTAGAGTCTGTCAGACCGTTAAATCGTAACAATGGTTTCATTCCGTCATACATAGAAGATGACTTAGACGAACCATAGAGTGATGTTGTCTCAAACATACAGATATTTGAGTTGTACTTCTTATTGAGAGTTTCTCTTACTGTATGTGAACAACAGATAGCGGCAAGAAGTTTTCCGCCAAGATAATTAAAACCAAATGGTTGTGTAGGCACAATATTAAAACCCATGATAACAGAATCATTGAATCTCTTCATTGTAGCTGGGTCTAGAGTATTGAGAGGTTTACCTAACCACTCATTTCTAGGACGAGAATTTATTGTAGGAGAACCGAAACGAATCATGCCCATAACCATTCCGGAATTTTTCTCTTTGACCAACCACAGCATTTGTTTGCCTGGGATGCTCTTCTCAACCGGAGCTGAAGTCGTTATTTCCATGTAGGACATAAACTGATCCTGTTTACATGGCATTACCACAAATTCCATATCTTTAGGGTGCATATCGAATTTATCAAATAAATCGTTTTCTGGGCCCATGCCGGGCAAAGAATAAGGAAATGTTTCCATTCTTTCCATTTTTATTTGACGCATATAATCATCAATACGATTAAAGGTATCAAAGAAATTCTCGAATATATTTGCTGCATGGTAAGCATCAGTCTTGTTTAGAATCATAATAATAAAACCTAATAATATAACGTGTATTATACACTAATCAAAAGAAAAAGTCAAGGAGTTTTTAATGGTCTTCATCGCTGTCATATTCAACATCGATTATTCCTTGAGACTCAAAAAAACTCAGTGTAGATTTTATACCTTGTTGATTTCCATAGTACCTACCTGTATAATATGATATAGCCATTAAGACCAAACAAGTTAGTGTAAATTCGTAACTAGTCATAAAACTTTCCTTACATTTTAAAGTTTGAGAAATTTCCCTTCTCTGATTTTATTCTTTGTCCAGAAGCACTATTGTCGAAAACTGGACCTGTATCTTCTTCAGGTTTGTTTAATACACAAAGACTCTCATCAACATCGTGAAGTCGCATCTTAGATCTTTCTACACCTATAGTAAATCTTTGATTGACACTTGGATCATTATATCTGTTTTTTAATTGTTTGACCAATATTTGATTGTTGTTTGCAAGTTCATCATTTGATATGAGAGCAAACATTAAGTCAGCTGTCGCAGGCAGTCCAAATGATTCAGAAGTATCTTCAAGACCGACATCATCATTACTATAACCTGATCTTGTAGTCTGAGTCGCAGACATTATTGGTAAGTTAAATTCTACCGCAAGACCTCTCATCTCTTCTGCAATAGACTTTATGTAAGTATAGGAGTTAATCGAACCTCCCATAGACTTCATTCGAGCAGAGGCACAAATATTCAGATAGTCAATATAAATAAGTTCCGGTACAAAATTCTTCTTAAGTTTCAACTCATTTAATAATGCACGAAAATGTGAAGTGTTTGCTTGACCAGTCGGGTATTCTTTAATAATAAGTTTACCTTGAGTCTTATCCGCAATTGACTTCACTCTATCCTTAAACTTATCCTCTTGCATATACTCAAGAGAACCTATATCAACATTCAGAAGGTTCGCATCAATACGTTCTGCGATACGTTCTTCCGCCATTTCCATAGTGATATATAGGACATTACGACCCTGTGATAAAGCGGAAGC